CGCATTCTGCGCCGCGGTGCCCAGCGAGAAGCTCAGCGCCGGCGTGGTGGTTGGGGTGGCCACGGAGGTGGTGAAAAGCGGCGAAAGCCCCCCGGCAGAGAAGCTGGTCACAGTGCCGGCCGAGAGGTTCCCGTTCGCGTCGCAGGCCAGGCCGAACCAGTTCGTGCCGTTGATTCCATAGAGGTCCGACGCCGGCGGCGAATTTGGCAACTGGCTCGCGGTCTGGCTCGTGGCGATGGGTACCCAGACACCTGAGGGATTGAGACAGTAAGCAGCCTTCGCCGGTGCGTGGGGCACGAACTGCGCAGCCGCGCCGAGAGGCGTGAGCATGAATGCGAGCAAGATCAACTTTTTCATGGGATCTCCCGGATTACTGAAGATGGTTGCAGTTGGTGCCGTCCCAGACGCAGGCGGTCGCGACGGCGGGGCTGGAAGACAAAAGAGAAATGATCGGCATGCCGACGAAGCCGGATGGCCACGTGAACGTGTACGGACCGCCGGATGCGGGCGGCTCGATGGTCCAATATTCCACGTGTCCTGGGTTCTCGCAGGTCGGCGAATAAGTCGTCGTGTTGCCAGCGAGTGTCCAGATGAAATTGCCGCCGGTGTTGCCGACGCAAAGCTGTCCAGAGATCCCGACAGCGACTGTTCCGGAGACTGATCCGCGCACGTCTGGCTGGTTCATCGTCGAGCCTTTGAACTGAAGCATCGCCGTGGGCGGCAAGCCGTAGCCGTTCGTGAGCAGATCGAAAATCAGATCGTGCCCCGACGTTCCCAGCCCCGGCTCGTAGCCGAAGGCGGCATAGTCGCCACTGCCCTCGTTGATGTAAAAGCCATTACCGCCCAGCGCATAAGCGATCGCTGAACTAGACGGGTTCTGGTACCACTGCGAGTAGCTGTCGTATGGAGAGCCGGACCCGATACTCATCAAGAGAGCGTTCTGCCCGGCGCCATTGATGCTCACGTAGTACGGAAACGGGTAGAGGTTCACCGTCGCCGCAGTCCCAGAGCCGGAATTGCCGGTATCAGGAAAGCCGATAATCGTGTTCCCGTTCGCATTCTCATTGGGTGACGGCGGATAGCTGCCGGTCGGCTGATGGCACTCGCCTGAGGTCGATGTCGAAGGCTGGACCCAATAGCCGCCGCCGGAGATCGAGGTCACCGTCCCGTCGCAAATCCAACTGACCTCGCCGGCGTACTGGATCTTGGCATAGCCGGAGGTGCCGCAACCGGAGACGCACACGCCCAGGAAAGGAACGTTGTTGTCAGTGCCGTTGCTGGCCGAGCTCGGGCACTTCACCACGAGCTGCTGAGCAAACGTGGTCTGCGACCAGCAAACCGAGTAGTTGAGCGCGGTGCCACCGCTCGAATCGTTCTGCTCGTAGATGAAAAGATTGGAAGCGCCGCCGCCGCCGCCGCCCGGCGCTTCGCATTGCGAATCCGCAGGCACCCAAGGATAGGTCGCCGTTCCGCATCCGGTCTGCGCGGCCCAGTTGATCTGGCTCGTGTTGAAGAGAGTCGCGGCCTCCTGAACATACGACCAGGTGATCTGCGCGGGATTGGCGACAAATGCGATCGTGATCGCTGCAGCCACGAATGCCGCTGCGACGAGGCCCAGCGCCTTAGTAGAAGTAAACCGCTTCATAGACATCCCCTCCGCCCGCGCCAGTCGAGAGCGTGATTGCTGTGCCCGTGTAGGAAAAGTCCGGCGAGCCGCCCAGAGAACTGAGGCGCTGGCCGTTCTTGAAGAGGCCGATGAGCGAAGCCGGCGAGTGGGCGAAGGATCCCGACGTGCCCGAAAAGGTGATGATCTCGTCCTCGAAAGTTCCGGCGCCGCTGCCAGGCGGAACCGCCCAGGTGCCGTCCGCCTTTAGGAACTTCCCGGCGGCCGCGTCGCCAGAAGCGGGCGCCGGCACATTGCCAGCCGTCCCGCCTGAGCCCGTGTCTCCGACCAGGAGCGGATCGATCGCGGAGACATTCACCGTCGGCGAGCCACTGTCGTCGGCGAAGACGATATTCTGCCTCGTCGACGCCGGACCGGGCGTCGTCGCGTTCAAATTGACTGTGCTGGCGAGTGTCATCCCACTCCTTTATACCGTACCGGGAATTCCGGTCGGGGTGTAACTGTAGGCCGGCACATCCGAGAGAGACTGGAGCGCCGCGCCGAACTGATTGAAGCTGACAATCTTGAAAAACAGCTCCTGCCCGATATACTGCAGCGGCATGGCCATCTTCAAAATTCCGGTTCCAGCCGGCGAGAGAAACGCGAAGCGAGAGCCGATCGCGTGATCCACTCCGTTGCCGACCGCCGGCGCATCGTAGACCGCGCGGCGCAGGAAGTTTCCAGCGCCCGTCGCCATCAGCGTGTATTTGTGGGTTGAGGTGAGCGTTGCCACGGCGTAGGTCATGAGCTCGTAATCGAAGGCTGCGGATCCGGACTCAGCCACGGCCGTGGTGTTGACCTCGACGGTGCCGAGCGCGGCTTCAGGCGTGCCATTTACATTCACGCCCAACGGAACCGCGTTCGCGACATCGATCGCATTGACCTGCAGGCCGAAGGTCTCGGCTTCGACGTAGCACGGGTACTCGAAATTGTTCTCGGCCGTCGTCGGATAGCTCAGCAGGGCGCCGTTCGATTCAGTAAGGTCGACGTCGAGATCGTTGGTCGAGTCCGGATCGGAAGCGGCCGGCCAGTCGTTCGTGGTCGCGCCGGTGATGGCCGAGCCCGTCACGATGTTCGAAGGCGGGCTCGAAAGGCCAGGCGCGGGATTGTACGTGGATCCGCCGTCGGTCGAAACATAGATCTGTGCGCCGCCGTAGTTTTCAGACTGGCTCGAAACCACGACCCAGATCTGGTCGCCTACCTGGTTCGGATAGAGACCAGGCACGGGTTCGAAGATGATCGGCGGATTTACATCGCCGGCGCTTGCGCCGAAGGTGTTTGGATTCACCGTCGGCGAGGTCGTCGAGAGCGCGGTCGGCGCGCACATGCCGTAAACGAAAGGCTCCGCCGTACCCACGAAGCTGCCGTCCTTTTGCTCGTTGTAGGACTTGATGCGCACCGGCGGGCCATAAAGCCCCTGCAGCGTGTCTGTGAGCGTGATCAGGTCCATCGGCGAGAGCAGCGACCAGCGCGCGCTCAGCGTGAATTCCCACTGGTCGCCGCCGTACTGATTGCGCCGCGTCTGGATGCCGAGTAACGCTCGCGCAACCGAAGGATCCTGCACCGCGTTGTTGACAACAGGGTCGGCCTTGCGTTCGCCGTAGAGTGCGATGGAAGCGGCTTCAGGCTGCTGAATAGTGACCTGGTTGTAATTCGTGTCCCGGTCAATGCACTGCATCTGAAGCACGTTCGGCAGGTTGATCCGGTCGACGGTGGTGAGCATCGGGCAGCCGTCGTTCCCGACGAAGTCGCCATTCAAGTCGCTGAGCTCCGCGATCGGACCCGGCGCCGTTGGCGAAGTGTACGTGCAGCCGTTCCCGACGGCCGACACCTCGCTGTACGGGTAGAGAAAGAGTTCGGAGCCCAAGAACACCGGCGCTGCATTCGCAGCCGCGCAGAGAGTCTTTAGCCAGTCGGAAGCCGAACTCTGCGAGTTCATGCTCAGCGAACCCCAAAGGCCATATGCGCGGCATTGAGCGCGGACCAGATCGAGTGCTGGCAGGTTGATGAAGTCGCCCAGCGGCCGCGGGTTGGTGACTGGCTGCGAGGCCTTGAAGCTGAGGATGCAGAACCCGGCCGGGAGATCGCCGGGCATGGTGTAGCCGTAGGTTCCAGGCGTGCGCACGATCCTCTCCTCGATCGCGATTGCGGCGTTCCCATCGGGCGAGCCGCCGCCGGCCTGGTAGCCGTAAAAGTTCTGCTGAGCAAGGTTGTCCCACTGCGGAACGATGGGAGCGGTCGGAGCGCGGAAGCCGCCCGTGTAGAGCGTGATGCCCAGGAGATACGCCGGGAAGTTCGGCTCGACCGTCGAAGCCACCGCTTCAGTCGCCCGATTCAGATTGAAGGCGATCTGATCGATTGTGTCAACGCCGGCGATCTCGAGCAGCGTGATCTGCCAGCCGAAGCCCAGGCCTGGGATCGAGACGACGTTGTCGCCGCCCACGGCCGTGGCCGTCCACACCTGAAAACCCAAGCTGGATCCGAACACGGGCGTCCAGGTATTGCCTGCCGTGTCTGAGATCGTCGACGCGCTGCCGGCCGCGATCGCGACTAGAAGATTCCCCGCCGTGTTGGGAAGGTTGTATGGGATCCCAGGATCGAAGAACTCCTCGTTCGAATTCGATTTATATTGGACGCAGCCCGGCAGATTGTAAGAGCTCAGGCCCGTTTCGAGCTGCGTATACATCGGCTCGAGGCCGGCCGCCGCCTGCGCCAGCCCGGACTTGAAGATGTCCTCGATCATGTCGACGAAGTCGGTATCCATCGACGGATACACGCCCCACTTGCCGCGCACCTCTGGAAGCAGCTGAGGCAGAGCTCCGCTCGCGCCCAGGTCGATCTCCGAACTGCCGAGGCCCGCAAACATGGGATAGATGATCTGCTGCGCGTCGAAGGGACTGCCGGCGTCGGAGTACTCAGATCCGGACCCGAGCTGCTGCTCGAAGGCAAGCTTCAGCTTCGCGATCGGAACCTGGAAGCTGGTCGCATCCTTCAGCTGGGCGTAATAGATCTTGATCGTCCCAGGCACGATGGTCTGGGTATCGATGTAGATCGTGGCGCCGTAGCCGGGCAGCCAGCGATAGAGGTAGGGATAGAACCGCGCGCTCGCCGGGTGAGTCGGATCCGGGCCCGTCTCTAATTCGTTCCAGAGCGGAATCTCAAAAGTGCCAGTGAACGTCTGCGAACCCTGACCGCCGTAGTCGTCGACCGTGAACGAATAGCTGGCCTGCATGGTGACGGCGGTCACAAAGTAGAACTCGGGATCTGTCACCGTGTAGGAGCTCGGGCCGCCGGCGAACGATTGAGAAGTGAAATTCAGCGGGAAGTTGCCGCCGTTCACCATGACCTGCAGCACGCCCATGATCGGGTTGTGCCCGAGCAGAAAGTCGATGTTCTCGACGTAGCTGGTGATCCCCTTTTTGAACTGCTTGAACTTTTTGATCGAGCCGCCCTGGCGGAGGTTCGCCGCCCAGATGGCAAGCAGCGGAGACTGCGTCGTCCCGTAAATCTTCGGGATGGTCTGGCCGTAGGCCGACTGCTGGAGCAGCGAGCCCGCCGCGGTGGGCTTCTGGGCAGCTTGCGATTTGAAACTGAACCCGCTCACGAATTCCCCCACGGATCAAACAGTTCCATCTTACGGAAGGCCGTCAAAGGGCAGGCGACCAGGTCGACCTCGCGCACCCCGCTCGCGCCGGCGTGGACGCCCCACGGCCAGTGGGTGACCACCGCGCCGTGATTGAAGAGCCGGCTACCTGCAACCTTGAAAAGCGCAATGTCGCCCGGTTGGGCCCGTTCGCCGGACCGGCAGATCCGCCCCGAGACCATCGTCCCGAACCGCATCAAGCCCTTGAGGTAGCGCTCCGAGCCGGCATGCAGGAACCAATCCGGGCCATAGTAGGGCAGGTCGGCGAGCTCGGCGGCCGGAATTCGGCCGATTTCTATCAGGTATTCGCAGAGAAGCGTGCAGCAATCAACGCCTGCGCCGCGCACTCGACCGCCCAGCGCGTATGGCGTACCAACCCAGCCCAAAATTACCTCGACGGCAGCAGGGCGGCTCAGAAGCGCAGGAACGGCCATTTTAGACGGCCTGTTGATTGCTGCGACGGGTTAGCCAGCCCCTGCGCATGGCTGCGGTGCGTTCTGTCGGCGTGAAAGCTGCGAAACCGCCGCGCCCTTTCATCCGAGCGCGCTTGTCTGGATCTTCCCAGTTTCGACGAGCGGCGGCGCGATGAGCTTCCTGCTGCTCTGGCGTCATCGAATCCCAGGTCGATTGCCCCTTCCTGAACTGCGTAGAGCGGACGCGTTCTTTGCCGCCAGGCGTCCAATTTTTCTTTACTCCCTTCTGAGTCGCGCTGATTTTGTTGCCCCAGGTAACTGGGCGTCCGGTGTTGATCTCGCGGAGCTTCTGACGAGTCGACTCAGCCGCGAAGTGAGGTCCCTGTCCAAAGCTGATGTTGCGCAGCGTAACGCCTTGCTCGCGATAGTGCGCAATCCAGCGTCGCTCGACTTCGCGGCAATCGACTGAACAGCGGTCGACGATCTCATGCTGAGGCGTGAAACCGAGCTTCCGCTTGTGCTCGTAGAGCCGCTTACGGATGTCGCGCGCCGTCCGCCCGACGTAGTCGACCTCGCCATCGAGATTGAATAGAACGTAAATCTGGCAAACGTGATCGCTCATAAACCCTTACTATACTGCCATTTGCGGAGCCGGTACATATGGGAAACCAAAATACTCCTCGTCGCCCAGGTTGATGGGGGGAGTGGTCGAAACATAGAACTTGTCGACAGTCGGCGTCGGCGGCCAGGGCAGGGGCGTGTAGAGCGTGAAAATCGAGTGATCGTTCCCATTGCCATCGGTGTACTTGCCGTTCCCGCTGATGGCCGACCAGGCACCGGCCAGGGTCGCGCCGGCGCCGGACAGAAAAACCATGTAGCCGCCGGCGAACAGGTTCCCCGAGTAGATCTTGTTCGCGGTGGGAGAAAGGCAATCGGCAATGATCGCGTCCTCGCTCGAGCCGGTGAAGCATTCAAAGGTCGGGATCGACGCGTCGCCAGCCGGAAGATTGACCGCCGTCGTTCCCGCAAGCGTATTGGTCACCTCTACCACCGTCGAGGGCACCTTCTGGGTAACCACGTCGAGGTAACTCTTGGTGTTGAAGGTGATCTTGTTCCGGGCGCGTTTGCAGTTCTGGACCCGGCCGCCGTACCAGACCGCGCAGCCAAGAGTGTTCGCATCGCCAGGCGTGGGCATGAAGCAGCGAAGGATGAGCACGTCCCAGTTGTCGTAGAAGTGCTGCGCGGCGAGCTGATAGGGTGATGCCGTTCCGGTGTTGGCCGTGGCAGAGCTGGCGGCCGGCGCGCCGGGTGACCAGCTAATCGAGAGCGCCTGCGCGTCCAGACCGATCTTCGCCTCGACCATGTCCCGGCTCACCACGGCCGGGTAAAACTTTCCATAGGGCGAATAGAGCACCGGGCCATCGTGGTTCGTGAGCCAGATCGACTTCGGATCTTCGGGAGCGCCGATGATGATCAGATCGCGGATGATAGGCTCGTCGGTGCCTTGCAAATAGGCCTGCGTCGCCGCGGTGGAATCCGAGCCGTTACCATCGATCACCTGACGCATGGGCAAAGTCTAGCATCTGAGTTTGTGAGGTGCCCCATGATCACACTGATTCTGCTTGTCTTCGCTTTCGTGTGTCTCGCGCTCGCAGCTTTCTGGAATCCCAACCCGCCAAAGATCAACCTGATCGCTGCAGGCCTGGCGTTCTGGGTGCTCAGCGAATTGCTCATCCGCGTGCCCGCGCGTTAAGCCGGCGTCGGCCGAGCCGTGCGCAGCTTGAGAGTACCCGCACCGTTTTGAGACTCCGATCCGCCGATTGTCCAGTACCCGCCGCCCTGCCCTGCGACCCACGCGCCCGTCGTGCCTACGTTCAAGAATTTCTCAAAGTCCTGGTTGTCGGCGGAGAAGCGCACGCGGAAGTAAAAGTGGAACTGCGCGGTGATCGGCGCGGCCGGGCCTGCGTAGTAACCCTGGTCGGTCCAAACCAGCGAGCCGGTTCCATCCGGCGTCGTCCCGCCCGTTTCATTGAAGACAGGAATGGTCGTTCCCGAAGTGCCGGCCGTCGTCACCTTCTGGATATGGCCGGCCGGGTCGAGGATCTCGGAGGCCAGCGTATAGGAGTTGCTCGGCACCCAGGCCGCGGCGGCCGCGCCCCATTGGAGATACATCCCCATGCAACTAAAGCCGGGGATGGCGAGCCCTGGGCCTAGAACCTCGTATTCGCCGGGACTGGTCCCTGCAGTGGCCAGCGTGCCGTTTGCATACACGGCGATCGCGCCATTGAGGTCGGTGATGTCTTCATAGGCCACGCCGTCGAGCGTCCGCTGAATCGGCGAATAGTAGTTGCCAGCGCCATCGGAAACAAGCTGCAACTGCGCCAGCGGAGCGTTCGGCGCAGGCGCCGAGGTGAGCGCGGGCCCGACGTAATTGTCATCCGGATCCGTGAACAGAAAGCTGCCGGCCTTGCCCAGGTTCTGCTGGAAGAAACCCATCAGCGTGCGCAACTCGCTTACCGTGGTGAAGTCGCCCCAAAAGAAGTCGTGCAGAAAATCGTAAATCAGGGTCCAGGTCCAGATCGGGTTGGTCGTTTCGGAGAGCCGCGACTCGTAGCCGTTCGGCGCGCTTTCGACCTCGGTCGAGTACGCCGGATTCTTCAAAACGGTTAAAGTTAAACCCGGTAGGCTCGGGAACACGGGCAGCGTCATCGGAAGGCCTCTGGCCGTAGCATACCGCGCAGCTGGCTCATCGTTTGCTGGGTGTGCGCGGCCAGCATGTCCTCAGTCACTCCGCCGCCGAAGTGGTTCTCCTGATTCAGCGTGGCCGAACGGTTGCCGCCATTGTTGACCAGGCTCTCGAAGTTCGAGGTTTGCCCGGCAGAGAGCACGCGCTCGCCGGCATGCGCGATGATTGGCACCGGCGAACCGCCTGGGCCCATCACCATGCCGCCGTGCTCGAAGGCAGCGAAAGCCATCGTCTCAGCGAAGGCCAGCGAAGCCATCGCCGGCGCGATCGGAGGATTGATGGCCGAGTAGTAGGCCATTGTGCCCGCGGCCGCAACGCCGGCGTCGCCGGTCACCGTGGCCGTGTTCGCTGCGGTCTGCTTGCCCTGCTGAGTCGCGAGGCCGCTCGCCTGCAGGATCTCGTTCATGAGCCAGAGCTCGCCCTGCTTCAAGAGCCACTGAGCGACGAAGTCGACCAGCTGCAACTCGATCTGCCCGAACATGTGGCCGAAGGCCTTCTCGGCCGACTCTTGCTTGGTGAGTAGTGAATTGAAGGCCGTCGTGAAGTCGCGGTTGAATTCGTTCGCCGCCTGCTTCCACTGCTGCATGAACTTCTGGGTTTCCTGCTGAGTAAGTTTTTCTCGTTCCGCCTGGGCCTTCCTAGCCACGGCCGTGATTTCGTCCTCGACCTTGGTGAACTCCTGCAACTCGCGGCCGCCCTCGATCGGGTTGAATACCTCAGACTCTTTGCCGAGCGCACCGGTCGTCGCCTGCTCTTTAAGCTTCTCGGCGTCCAGCAACCGTTGCAGAGCCACGCGGTGCGAGATCTCGCCGAGCTGCTCCTGTTCACGGATCTCACGCGAGGTCGCCTCATAGTCTGTATTCGCGGCTTCGATCGCAACACGAGCTGCTTCCTGGGCCGCGCGGACATCCTGCTCATGGTCGCGCTGGCGCTCTTCCATCGCCTTTTTCGCTTGCTCGTCGGCCTGCTTCTGGGCTTCGATGTCGGCTTTGTTGCTCTCCTCCCAGGCGTTCGTGATCGCCTCGGTGATTTGCTTCGATTCGGCCTCGAGCCGCTTGTAATCCGCGATCGACTCAGAGACGAATTCAGCCACGGCCTTTTTGTTGAGTTCGACGCGCGCGGCATAGGCTTCGCCGCCGGCGGCCGATTCTTTCAAGGCCAGCTCCTGGGATCCACCGCTGGCGGGCGTGGCGTTGCCGAACAGCCGATCGCGCTGCTCGTTGTACCGCTGCTCCTCGCGCGCGAGAGCGACGCGCTTCTCGTACTCGGCCGTGATCTTTTGCTCAGGAGTCAGAGCCGCATCAGCCGCATGCGCCGCATCGATCTTGAGCACGTTCAATTCGTGCTGGTCGCTAATGACCTTAGCCTGCAGCTCGATCGACTGTTTCGTCCGTTCAGCCGAGGCCTCTGCGGCACCGTGCGCACCCGAGAGTTCGCCGGCGGCCGCTGCGAGTGCTCCAATGTTCCCGCTCAGTAGGCCAGAGACCAGGTCACCGATGCCGGTCTTGTGGATCTGCTCAGCCGTGTCGCGCAAGGCGCTCGCAGCGTCGTTGGCTTTGTCGAGTCGCTCAGTGGCCGTCTCGATCGAGTGCACATTGATGAAGTCCCGGTCCTGCATTTTGCGGACGTCGTCGTCAAGCTTTTCCCAGACCGAGTCAATCGAAACGAACTTTTCGTAAGCCTCGTATGCGTTCTTGGCGATGTCGACCAGAACCTCACCCAGAGCCAACGCGCCGATGACTGGGAAGGCGGCCTGCAACACCGGACCCAGTCCGAGCGTCGTCGACAGGAAAGCGCCGGCGGCGCGGTTGGCAGACATGAAACGGCCCTCGAGGCCGCCGATCACCGCCGTGCCGACCTGACGCCCCGAGATTCCAAACGCGTTGGTTGCTGCGGTCGCCGCAGTCGTGACAGCCGCATTCTCCGCCATCACCGGATTCTGCGCAGCGGTCGCCGCCGTCAACTCAGCAACGGCCGCTGCAGCTGCCGTCGAAGCCGTGGTGTATTCAGCGATGACAGCGACGGCCTGCGCGCTGCCGGCAGCCGCTGCAGCACCAAGCTGGGACTGAGCCTCGGCGAGATTTTTCGTCGCTTGAGTGAGGGTGCGCTGAGCGTCGGCCATCGAAGCCGTGCTCGCCTTGACCTGCGCTTCAGCGGAGCTGAGCCCAGGCGAGACCCCAGACGCGTCCGCTACGATTCCGACCCTTAGCTCGCCTGCCATTCTCTTTTCATCCCCTCGATCATTTCGAGCTGCTGAGGTGTCCGGAGGAACGCCGGCATCTGAGCCAGGGTCTTGGTCTTTTCGTTCCTGCGCGGCGGCAGTGCCGCAAGGGCCTCGGTGTTAGCTCTATTTGCCTGCCGCCTCGTCATCGTGGGCGTCGCTGCCGGCGCGTTGTAGCCCATCCAGCCGGCGGCCAGCATGTCGACAGGTGGATGCTTGGCGAGAAACCCGTCGAGCATCCACGCATCGGTGAGCAGCATTTGATCGACCTCGGCTATCCGGTAACCGAACCAGCGTCCGAGGGCGCCGTAGAGCCAGTCAAAATCGATCCCGCCGGTCCCGCCGGCTGCTCTTCCCCCTTCGCCGATACCCTGAGGCCGTTCACGCGCATCGCTGCGTGGTGAACATCGGGATAGTCGGTGAGAAAGCCGAGCTTTTCAATCGTGGCCTCTGGCTCCGAGTCGCCGCCGGCGCGGAGGGCTTCGACGGTGAAAGCATCGTTGAAAGCGTCGCCGGTCTTCTGACGGAGCTGCGCATCTTTGGCGGCCTTGACGGTGATCGTTGCGACGGTCACCGGACCCAGGCTGGTAGCAACGGTTTCTTGCACGGCGGATCCTTTCGATGGTTCCACGTGGAACACTGCCCAACAAAACGCTGGGATTAGAACAACTGATAGCTGGTGAACGGCGTCCCGGCCGAGCCCGCGAAGGATTCAAAGTCGGTCGTAAACATCGTGTAGTCGTCGATCTTTGTCGCCAGATCGATCTTGCCCAGGCGGGTATTTGGCAGCCAGAATCCGATGCCGCCGCCCTCGTAAGTGAAGGCCAGGAACAACCCGACGATCGGACCCCAGCCCATCGGATGGCTTTCCGCGACCAGCGTCGTGCCCGAACCCGAGACCGTCCACTGGTAGTTGATGAACACCACGGCCGCGGCGTCGCCAGAGTAGAACGTGTACACGCCGGTCGAGAGATTCACCTTGTACTGGCCGACGGCGGTGAGCGAGGCGGCTCCGACGTTCTCGAGGGCGATGCCGGTCGCGGCATACGTCACGCCGAAGTCCTGAAGGAACGTCCCACCGTTCGTCACCGTCACCTGGTAAGGCGTCGTCGGCACGGTGTGCTGCTCGCCGGGCGAGAAGGTAGTATCGACGGTTCCGGCCGTCACCGGATCTGCGAGGAAATTCTGACTCAAGAGAGCATTGGAAATCGATGCGAACTCGATCGAACCCTTGATGCTGCGCTTGCCGATGGCCGAATCGACGGGCCACTGCAGGTTACCGAAAAGCGATTTAATGTCGGCTCCGAAAGTCAGCTTGGCGTTCTGGACGACGCCAACCTGCAGCGCCGTCGGATTCGCCGGCGGATTTCCGGAGGTTGTCTGCGGGGAAGTGAAAACGCCGCCTGCGCCGAACTGAAGACCAGGAACCTGAGACATCGCAATGCTCCTTGAAGCGAATTCGGCGGATTGAAGGCGGTGGGTTTCAGAGGCCCACTTTACATCGGAGAGAGGATCGAGATCCCGAAAACGATCGCGCCCTGGTTGTTTTGCAGGCCCTCGTTTTTGAGCATCCTGCCTTTCACCCTTGCATGATAAACCACGCCTCCGAGCGTCTGACGATTGCCTGCGAGCAGTGGAATCACCGTAACACCGTCGGCTTCAAGAGTGCGCTGCTGGAGTTGGAAAACGAGAGCGTCGCGGAGATCATTCATCTGCGTCGACGGGACACCGTCGTCGCCCTGGGTGTTGCGAAAGAAGACAACGGCCGCGGCGTGCTTCTCATACTTCGCGAGGGCGATCGCCTTTTCGAGTACGTCCTCTTCGCCCTCCAGGATGTAGCACGCCGGCTGTAAAACGTTGCCCACGTCGGAGACCTGCGGCAATTTGCGCCCGGTGGTTACAAACGCCGGCGTGCTCGTCGGCGCGCCGTTGGCCAGGGTCATCGTTCCCGCAATGAGCGTCAACAGATTCGCGAAGATTTTCTCGGTGGGATTCATGCGGCCAGCACCTCGGTCAGAGCCTCGGTGAGCTCAGAGTAAAGCAGCTCTTCCATTTCAGCCAGGCTGGAGCGCAGGTAACTCCGCTCGGGCAGCGGCGGGTGGTGAACGTGGGGCGTGAACACCATCGCGCTCACGCTCGAAGCGTGGCCGAGCGTTTCGGGATTGTAGACGCCGCCCATGAAGGCCAGCACCTTTGCGTTGACCGGGTAAATGTCGTACCACTTCTCGCCGCCATATTCCTGAACCAGGCCGACCAGAAAGCTTGGATGGCCGTCGTCAATCCCGACGCTGGCCGCGCACACCGCCCCGACGAAGCGAGCCGCCTGCATGTCGACGGCGCCGGCGAGCGTCCCGGTCCGGCGCTGCAGGACCTCGCCTGACAGCTTTTCCTCGACGCGTTCATAGAGCCGCAGATTCACAGTATCGACGGCCTCGGCGATCGCGGTCATGAGCATGCCCTGCTTGCGCTCGAGCTCCGCGCCCACGTCCGAATCGTCGATGACCAGGCGAAGCGAGAGAGTCGTCATGAGGGCATGAACCTCGCCTTGTAGCGTTCGATAGTTGCCTTGGTGTCGAGCTCGGTTTCCAGGCGGCTGTACGCCGTCGTGCCGATGCCCGGCTGCACCTGTGAAGTCTGGCCGAGCCAGCCGCGCCGGCGATATTGCACAGCGACCAGGCGGCCCGCGGCCTCGGCCAGATCGTACGGTGTTCCGCCGTACTGATAGCTCAGGTTGAGCTGAGCGCCCGCCTGAGCCGCGTTGAACGTGTAGACGCCCAGGGGAGCGACGCCGAAGGCCGGCGCGTTGTACTGGCCGGATCCGGGTGTGCCGCTTACCGCCTCGAGCGGAGTCCCGTCCGAGAGCGTCACGCCCAGATCCTGCCAGAAGTCGGCGGCCTCGTCGACAACAACAGTGTAAGGCCCGGCGGTGGGCGAACCCGTCGGCGTAAACACCGCGCCGCTCGTCGAGCCGGTCCACGCATGGGAGCCGTCGGGCGAGCCTGTAACAGTTCCGATCGACAGCAAACTGTTTGTGCTCTCAAGTAACGTCGCGGTCGCGCTCGTCGTGCCCTGCGTGATCGTCTCGCCGTCGACGAAGGATCCGGAGGTGACCGCGCCGGGGATCGAGTCGACGGGCACGGTCTGCGACTCGGCGAGCTGATCGAGGGCATAGCCGGCCGTGTACGCGACCTGGACGTTCATGCGGCCCTCAACGAAGCGATAGAGCGACTGGCCCAACGGCGGAGCGTTGCCGCCGCCCCAACCGCCGCCGCGCCACGGAGTCTCGCCGGCCGACCAGTTCCCGATCGGACCGCCGCCGATGATGGCGAGCGCGCTCTGAGAGCCGCTCTGGTCGATCACGTAGCCGGCCTGGGTGGGCCCAGGCGACGCCGGGACGGGCTGCGTGCCGACGATGAGGGATGAGACGGCCAGGATTGGGTAGTTGCGCAGCTGCTGGACGTCAGAGCCCGTGCCCGAGTAGGTCTCGTTGAAGCTGAGGATCTTCGACAGGTTGCGCCGGCCGGTGCGCGTGAGGATGTTCTGCGAGTACGCGGTGATCATCCCCTGGATCTTGGCGGAGTCGATGGTCGCGCCCTGCATCAGGATGTCGTTCACGCTGGCCACATCCGTGAGATCGATGGCGTTCGCGCCCATTTAACCCCCAAACAAACGGCGGGAAACCGGCTCTGAACCGATTCCCCGCCTGGACCGGCTGCTCCGCCGTGGGACATCCGGCCGTCTCGCTTGTTGCATAAAAAGCAGCCCTTGTTGCATAAATCAGGGCTCTACTGCATAAAGGTCGGCCGTGAACCCTGCAAGGCTCACGGCCAGGGACCGCACCGCGCCGGATGCTGCGCGGCCCCATTTCGTTAGAACAGGTTCGCCGCGCCGAACTTGCCCAGGCCCTTGAGGAAGGCGAGGATGTTCGGGGTTTTGCAAGCCAGTACCTCTTCAGAGAACACGCCGAAGGGGTACTTGCGCGAGGTCTGCGCGAACTCGATTCCGTAGGTGTCGCGGCGGACAAAGACGCCGCGAGTCTCACCCATGCGCGAGTTCTCGTAGGCCGCGCCCAGCGTGTCGACGTCGAACAGGATCGTCCCGGTGGGCAGCGATGGATGCTGGATGACGGGGATGAAGCCGTTCTCGCCAGCCAGAGCAAACACGTTCTGGTAATCGGCGATCTTGGTCTGCACGCTCAGCCCGTCCTCGTCGCCCTTCGGCCCACCGTTCTGGAAAAAGAAGTTCGCGGCGGTCGACCCGGTTGCCCCGACAAGGAAGGCTTTCCGGAATCCGTCGACCTGGTCCGTCGAGACGTAGATTCGCGTGGGCGAAGTCAACGCCGCCGACTGGATGGCGAAGAGAATCGAGTCGATCTCGGTGATCGATCCGACCATGCCGCCGTTGGTCAACCCAGCGCCGTGATTGTCCCAACCGCCGGCGAGAGCCGTTCCAAAGCTGTTGACGTTGAATACCGGAGTCGGCAACCCGGTGGTGTAGGTCGAGTTCGAGGCGATGGTGAGCAGGCCGTCCATGTCGAGCGAGTTTGTCGACAGGTCGGTCGCGAAGCCAGCGTAGCCACCGGATCCTGCGTAAGCTGCGGTCTGCGTGCCCTGGGTCTGTCCGTAGATGTTCACGGTCGAAGCGGAGGTGATCGCAGTGAGCTTGGCGAGCGCCGGGTTGGGTGTGAACGTCGAGCTGGTGTTGATCTCGACGAACCAGGCGTAGCCCCACGCACCGGGCTGCGGGGTGCAATTGAACTGGATGGTCTTCGTCCCGGTGACCGTCGGACCGACCACGTTCGAGACCGCTGAGACGATGGCGGAGCCGCCGTTGATCACATCGGTGGATCCGTCGGCGTTCGAGCGTAGGTACTGGGTGGTGATGCCCAGGGGAACCGTGTTCGTCGGCGAGGTCGCTGCGCGGTAGTTGAGCGCCACAGCGTAGGCCGCGGCATAGCTTCCGACCGGCAGTACGCCGGTGACGAATGTCGCGTTGTTGAGCGCGGACAGGACGCCCACAGGCGTATTCGTGGTCCCGATCTGCAGCGAGGTGACGTCGCCGTTCGATCCCGAACTCGCGCCGCCGATGTAAGTGGCCTCCTGCAGGATCATGAACCGGAGCAGCTGCCACATCTTGCCGTCGCCCAGGGTGTCTTCGTAACCCTCGGCAGCCGAGATGCCTTCATAAGTGACGAAGTCGTCGGTGCCGAGCGTCACGTAGGGCCGGGAATAGTCCTTCTCGGTGAAGGAGCCATACTGGTTGGTGTTGCCTTCCGAGACGCCGGGGAACATGCCGTTCGCGTTCAAGGCGGTGACGGCCTTCCACTGAGGCTGGACGCCATAACCGGCATTGACCTTGTCCCAGCGAGGCGTGGTGTTACGGATGGGCGTCCAGACCGGATTGAGCATGTAGGCTGGCGCGCGCAGATCGATGAAGTTCAAGCCCAGGCCGGTGGTGATGCCCTGGCTCGTGGCATCCTTAGCGAGCTTCGAGAAGTGCTCCCTGACGTATTCGCGGGCCGCCTTCTTCCCATGCTCCTTGACCAGCGCGGCCACCTTACGCATATCGGTTTTGGCAATCAGCTGGGCGAATAGTTCCTGCCGAATCACGGAAGAGTTCATGGCACCGCTCCTCAAATCCGGCAGGGTTCGAATTGTCGGGTTGCAGCCCGTGAATCAACGGGGCTCTGTCAGGTTCGGCAGAGCCCCCCATTGGGTTAGCTCTAGTGCATGACCGTTGGGGCGTCGAGCAACGGGTCGAACGGGGAAGGCGCGGCGCTCTTCGCAATCTGAGGCTGGACACCCGCGCCCGTGTGAGGCGCGCCGCCGGCTGGAGTCGCGGCCAGCTTCGTGAGCAGATCGTCGAACTTCTTCGAAAGGGCAGCGTTCGATTCCGTGAGCGCATTGATCGCCGGATCCGTGTTCGCAGCGGCGGCAAGTTTGGCGGCCTTCTCGGCCTCGCTCTCGCCCTCAGGCTCTTCGCCAGCGCCGGCATCCTTCGCGGCCTTCTGGCACTTCGCGCAGTGCTCCATCATGGCGTCGTGCGCTTTCATGATGGGGTGGTCTTTGGCGAGCACGCCCTCAAGCTTTTCGTGGAGCGCTTTATGCATCTCCATGTGCTTATCGAGATGCTCGGCGATGGTCTTCGCGGCCTTGGTGAGTCCGGCCTGATCGGTGATTTTCATGCCCTTTTCTCCTTTGCCGCTGCCGGCGAGTTCGTCTGCTTCTTCCGCTGCCATGACCTTGAAAGTCTCAATCAGCGCTTTCCATGATTCACGCAGTTCCTCGGGAACCTTAGAATCGTCCTCCTCGAAATCGCGTTCCCATTCGCTCTGAAGGCAGAGCCAGGTCAGTGATTCGAGTAGGCTGCCGAGCGCCCCAACTTCATAAAGGCCTTTACGAAGAGAGATGGTAGCACAGGTGCGAGCAATGGCAGTTTGATCGCGCTCGCTGAGCTTTTCCAATTGTGCCGCCAGCCTGGACTTCTGGAGAGCCGCGCGTAATTCCGCGTTCTCGCGTTCGGCTTTGATCAGTCGAGCCTCGTCAACCGGCAAAATCTGTAAATGAACCTCTTCAGTAACTCCTGCCGACTTAGTCAACGTCACCGTGCGGCCCTTCATGGACTCAGCGAGCGCCGAAGGCAGGCAGGGAGAATCGACGCTTGATACCTCGAATGGATCGGCAGTGTACCGCACGCAGCCCTTATAAACCGGGTCTTCCCACCGGGCCACGTAGTCGCCACCCTGCGAGAAGCCGACATAGACGCCGGCCTTCCACTTTTTGATGGCCTCCGAGTCCACGATGTCGAAGCCCATCTTGATGGCCTTGAGCGCGTCGTCGAACTCGATCATCCGGCCGGCGCCGATCGCCTGCTTGGGATCGTGCTGGCCACGCGCCGCCATCAGCGACGGAGTCATGCCGGCGATCTTCGACGTGAGCTCCCACCGCTCCTTGGTGCGCTTCTCGTACATCGGCTTAGTGGTCGCGTAGTCGCAGACCTCATCCGACAAATCAGGCTTCTCCTCGGTGACCAGGCCGAAGACTTTGAGCGAGCCGTCGGCCTGCTCTTCCATTTTGAGCAGCGGGATGAACTTTTCAAACTTCATGCGATGGTCACTCCGTTGGCGAGCAGAGCCAACCACACTCCGCCGGAAGAGAGCAGGATCAAAGAGTCGCCGATCGCGCCGCCGAACGTGCCGACGGTTCCTCCATTCAGCTTCCCCGAAGTTCCGCAGGTGACCAGGTAGGCCTCAGCGTCGGCTGCCACGATGATGAGCAGAATGTTATCGCTGGCAGGCGCGACCAGCGTCATGTGACCAGCAGTTCCCGTCTTCAACACGGCACGGCCTGCAGGAGCGATCGCGCCAGCGACCGTGTAGAGCGCATACGCAGCCGCTCCCTGCAGAGCCGTGATTTCGTTTCCCTGGGTGGTAACCGTCGAAGCGAGCGCAGTCACCGAGGCCGAGGTCGCTGCGTTGGCAAGCAGCACCTCGTCCTCGAGGATGGCTGTCACGATCGCCTTGAGGGTCTCAGGCGGCTCGCTCGGGTTTGTCAGATTCAGGTTGCCCACAGTTACGCCTCGCTCCAAGTCACTCCCAGCGCCGTGCCGACCGGATAGATCAAGCCGTTGAACGCGATGAGCTCGATGCTATCGCCGATCGCGCCGCCGAAAGTTGCAGTGTCATCCGAGCCGATGTAGGTGTCGGCTGGGAAGGTGATCACATAGGCGTGCGCATCGAGCGCGACGATCTTCATGATCGAAAAATCCTGTCCGCTGTTGAGCTGCGAGCCAGGGATCGGCGCTGGGCAGCTAATCGCGGAGGCCGCTCCTGTCTGAAGCAGCACAAGGCCGCCCCATGCGATTGCGCCGGCTGCGGTGACGTGTTGCCGCTGGATGTTGTTGAGCTCGTCGAGCGTGACGGCCTGCTGTAGCTCACTGACGCGATCGATGAGCTGGGCGGGGTTAGTCGTCGAGAAATTGACCACCGGTGCCATGGCTATCCTCCTGGGACTTCAACGGAAGTGTACATCAAAGGCCGGGAACGCTCGCCGGCCCATGATGGCTCTGGCGATTCTCCGCGACCTCCCTTCCTCTCCAACCAGACCGTAGCACCGATTCAGTCGGCGCGCACAGAAACAGAAAGGCCGCCCCGAAGAGCGGCCTCGCTATTGAGCACCCAAGTTCACCAATCAACCCACACGGATGCCTCGATCATAGCATCAGCCGCGGAGCGCCGCCTGCATGGCTCGGCGCGCCTTCCGATTCGGCCGGTTGCCGAACGAATGGATCCCGATCGGCGGGATCCGCGACTCGCGCCGGCCGGTTTTGTGGACGCCGCGGTCGGCCTGCATGGCTTTATGAATCGCTGCCCTGGCCTGCGCGATGAAGTCGGGAGAAGTAACTCGCGCGCGCAGGTCGGCTGGCAGCGTTTCGAGAACGTCGGCTGGCAACGTGCCGTCGCGCTCGAATACCAGGTTCGTGATGGGCAACTCATCCATCAGGCGACTTGTGCGAACGTTCCGCCAGTGACGTCGTCGACGATGCCCTCTTCAGTCACCGTGCCGGTCACCGTAGCAACCACGCCGTCGGGTTCGTTCGTATAAGTCCAGGTAACGGTCAGAGCCTCGCCGCCAGCAGCGATCTGAGCGCCTGGAGTCAGGTTGAGAACGAACGTCGCGCCTGTTGGATCGTCGGTAAGATCGAGGCTCGCCGGCGCATTGGTGGGATCGCTGGTGGAGACTGCGGCTTGTGCACCGACCAGCGCGAAGGGCTCGCCGCTGAAGGTGGGAGTTACCTGAAACTTTGGACTTTGACCCGGCTGAATGGGAACCATGGTGGGACTCGCTATCTGGCGGAATGATCCGCCGGTTACGGTGGATGGTCGACGTTCGCGCAGTTCGCGCAGGATTTCGTGCCCGATGCAGACGAGCTCGAAAAGCAGTTCCTTTACGCTGTAGCGATTCTCCGCGCCACGTTCAGGCTTGAAGTGTTCATGCTTCATCGGAGGGCCTCAGCTTGAAAATCATCATGGCTTCGATGTAAGAACCGAAGCCCGAGCCCACTTGGTGTGTGGAAAAACCAGCCAATTCATAGCCGTCCGTCCACGCGTCATTGGCCGCGCCCTCGGCGTCGGCTAAGAGACATTTGACGACGATGTAGGGCTTCGCCGGCGGGAGCGGTTCGGTCGGCGTGTTGGAGCCTAGCATCAGATCCACCGAGGACCGCGCCAGATCGGCAGAGGCCGCTTTCGCTGCGAATTTGCCGTTATGTCTAGGCTGGCTCATCGGCGGCTTTCTGGATCGCAGCGTCCTTCGTTTCGACCCGCGCAAATTTTTCAGCGAGCGCCGAATAATCAGCCCAGGTTACAAAATCGCCGGCCTTGTCGGGAACGCAGGTGGGCGTGCCGTTCGGCGCCGTCGACGGTTTGAAGCGAATGGGATCCATCAGTCTTCCCCCTTGAACTTAGTCGCCTCGAGCCAGCAACGGCACTCGGGGTGTGCGCCAGGCGCGAAGATCATCGGCGCGAACTCGTGGCCGACCGGAACAGAGCCGAGCTCGGCGAAGCCCTCGCACACCGGGCAGCAACCGGGCAGCGCGTGCCAGGCGTACTCGAGGACCATGCCCGACGCGCGCCAGCTGAGCAAGTGACCACCGGCCTGCTGGCGGCTGATTTCATTATCAGCCGTCATTTCGGCGTGGTCTGCGGAAAACACGGTCGAGGCCTGAATCACGGACTCGAGCTGGTCCGGCGTCCAGTTTTCCTTGATCGCCTGCTTGATGGCATTCAGCACGTCGTCGTTGGCCGTCGTCGAGATGGCCCAGTGAGCGCCCGTCGCCTCAGCGATCGTTCCGTCGTCTTGCACGCCCAGGCCGACCATTTCCAGCGCGCGATCGCCGGCGGCCTTCTTCGCCTGGTCGACAGCAGTCTCAAGCGTCGCGCTCAGATCCGCGCCCAGGTTGGCCGCGGCCTGATACGCGCCGGCTTTGGCGCCCTCTTCGGCCGCGATTTCGAGGTAAGGCTGCAGGCCCTTGTAGAGCGTCGGGTAATCGAACTGCAGCATCGCCAGGATGGCGAGAGCCCGATCGGTGTCGGTCTCGGTGTCCTTGCGCACCTTCTGGCTTTTCACGAAGGCCTGGCGCGCCTGTTTGGCCACCCGCAGCGACTGGTCCTTGAGGAACCGCGTCAACAGCCGCGTGGCCTCGTTGCGAGCCTGCCGGGATTTCGGTGTCAGATCGCCAGCGACTAGCTTGAGCGCAGCCCGCTTGCGGAACTTGGTCTGCTTCGGATTGCTGCCCGGCTTCGGCTCTGGATCGTCCTGCGGCTGGCTCGCGTTCGCGCCGGCGGTGACCGCGTCGTCGAGCTGCACGCAGCCCGTCGCCGTTGTCACAGTGAGTTCATCTGCGCCTTTCTCTGGACGCGGATCGTCGCCCCGTGCAGCCCTCACCTCGTTGCGCGTGTACGTCCCGGTGTTGATGTAGATCTGGTCGACGGAAGCCTGTTTCACCGGATCCATCTCGCGTTCGTCCTGGTACGCAAACTCGCATTCGGTGCCCGGCCTGGCGATCTGGCAGAGCTCATTGGCCACGTTCTCGATGTGCTTCAACACCGGCTCAATGCCCTCCAGCGCAGCGACATCAGTCGATTCCTTCGCAGTGCCGCGGTTGACCTGTTTGATCAGGTTCTGAGGCGACACAGAGAAAGCGAAGGCCACTACGCGGGTCAAGTAATCGTCGGTCGCGTCGGTGAGCAGCTTGTCTTTCGAGAACTGCGCGCCCTTTTCCGTGGCCGGGATCATGATCATTCGGCGCTTGCGGGCCAGGTTGCCGGCGAGCATCGAATCGAACCAGGTCTGGAAGTCCTTGATCTGCTGCATCGTCCAGGATTCAGGCATGGGCAGCAGACCCTCGGGTACGTTGCCCGAGACGTAGTAGTCGCGCAGAAAGGCCTGACGGTTGGCGGCGATCGAGAGCGTCACGATGATCTGCTCGACCGGGCTAAAGCCCCAACGGGAGTCCACACGCGGGTTGCGCGGCGAGTAGACCAGTTGGTCGGCCATGAAATCCTTCGGCTTTTTGAGTGCGGCGGTCTGCGCGGCCGTGAGATTCCCGGTTGGGATCCCGAGGATGATCTGCTGAAAGGCTGGATTCGGCGGCATCGGGCGGAAGCCCTGCTCATCGACCAGCGGCGTGATCGTCGCGCCAGAGATCACGCGGAAGCCGCCAGGCACGCCGTTCATCGTCGGCATCACCTCGCCCAGAATGTTCTTCACCGGGTAGAGACACGGCGCGTCGAATACGAGCAGCTGCTCCATCCACATCCGAATCCAGATGTCGAATGTGTGAACGCCGTCGGGCTTGAGGAAGAGCTGTGTGAGCCAAGCAACGTCTGGGTTGGCCACCTCGCGCTTGAGGCGATCGGCCTTTTTCTCGCCCTCCTTGGCCTTGACGCGGATGACCCACGGGCGATTGACCACCTGGTCTTTGCGTGTTTCGATCATCAGGCGGCACATGTCGAAGCTGTTCGAGACGCGATAGAGCTGGCCGAAGCTGATCGGCACGTCGCCGCGCGGAGTGAACTGCAGGTTGATGCCCGGCGTGAAGTCCCAGGACCGCACTCCGACCGCCAGCTGCTGGCTCACGCGAATGGGCTGCTGAGGGCTGGCCCAATCGCCGGGCGTGATGCCGTCGATGAGGTTCCCGGCCGGCTTGAAGATCGGCGAGAGCGCCGCAGCGGCTTCTTTCCAGATGGATGGCATCAGTCCTCCGTGATCGGCTTGGCCCATTTGCCCACCATCACAGCCGGATTATAGCCCCACGCTGCAAGGCACAGAGGGCACTGGCAAACGATCACCTTCTCGCGCGGATCAAAGCGAATATCGACCTTCACCTTGTTCGCGCACGCTGGGCAGATCTGCCGGCGTTTGATGCGGCGGTGGCGATAGTCCCAACTGAGCCAGGGGAATACACGGATGAGGAACAGCACGACGGCGGCGAGCATGCGGTCAGGCTATCACTTTTCAAACGTGCGAGGCCCTGGCGGAAGAGCGATACCCTGATTCTCAGCGTAGTGCGATGGACCATCGTCGCCTTTGGGTGCGGGAGCGCTTGTCGATGTTGGCGCTGGCTTGCGGAGATTACCGGCTTTTACCGGCTTGGTCAGTTCGGGCTCTTTGCGCATGAATTCCTCCAGGCGACGCTTGTCTTCCCAATCGACGAAGACCACGCGAGCGATGCACGCAGCCACGATTGCAGCGGGAAGGAGCCAGTTCAGCATCACCATCGGTGCGGCACCTTCCCGATCTTACGCGCCGCGCCCTTGTTTTCGCTGAACTCACGGGACCGGACCTCATGGTCGGCCTTTGCGTCGAGTTCATCGCGTTCGGTGACCACCGTCCAGGTCAGTCCGCAGCCGCAGCACACGCGGTCCTGCCGGCCGAGCTTCTTCACCATCGCGCCGCACACCGGGCAGCTCGGCATGTCTAGAGTCGTCGTTACGCGGGCCTGGGCGTCTGGCATTTGATGCAGTACTCCTTGCCCGCAATCGTAACCCAGAACGTGCAGCCGCACACGCAGACATCGTGCGAGACGCCGGCAACGTCGATCCGCTCACCCGGCTGGCTCATTCCTGGCACAAGCCCGGCCGTTTGAGCCGCTTTGCCCTGATCCTTCACGAAGCCCGCCCAGCCATCGGTCCCGCTCGCCAACTCCGTCACCGCCCAGACCATCGCGTCCATCCGGTCGGGCGAGTCCTCGTCCGTCTTTGGATTCCAGCTCGTGGCCTGGTCTTCGAGCGTAGCAAACATGCCGTGGTGATGCACCCGGCCCTGCTCGTAGAGCGCGGAAACGGGCTCGGCGCGGATCACCTTGCCGCGGCTCGCGGTCACCTTTTTGTAAGCTACGTTCGCATCCACAGCCCGGATGAGCGCCTCGATCATGTCGCCGCCGTTGTTGGTCTCAGCGACCAGGCGATCGGCCTGCAGGCGGAAGTAGAGCCGCACCGCGGCCATCGCTGCCTCTTGCGGCGTGTAGATAGCCGACTCGTCGGCCAGGATGTAGAAGTGCGCCGGGTCGCGGCCGTCCTGCCCAGCAGCGACGATGCCCCACTCATCCGATTCCTCGTTCGACGTCGTCGCCGGATCCACAGCGATCACGATCCGGACCAGCGGCGGAAGCTTCATCACCCTGGCGCCCTCGATGTCGCCCAGGTGGAAGAGCGCGCCCGGATTGTCGTCGAGGATCTCGGCGAGCAGCTCCTGCCGGCCGAGCCGGGTGTTTTCGTACTTCGCGATGATCTTCCGATAGAAGCCGACGGCAAGATTCGAGCGGTTCTCGTAGGTCGTTCCGCGCGTGATGGCGGTGGTCTCTTCCTTGACCAGCGTGCGAATCAGCTTCGTCGGCCGCGGCGTCGTCGTGGCCACCGTCTGCGGGTTCTTGCCCAGGCGGAGGCCGAATTGAGCCTGATCCCAGGCGTCGGTGTCGTAGCGCCATGAATTATGCACGAGTATGCCGTTCGCGAAGTACTCCTCTTCACCCTCAACCGAGAGATTGAAGACCGCTCTGCGCATCGGCAATGTGCAGACGCCCTTTACGATATTCGACGCCGCATTTTCTAGAGCAACAGATCGTGCGCGGGTCGGACGCCTTGAAAGATTCACAGCAAATCGCGCACTTCCTTGGAGGCTTTGGCGACCGGTCTTTCTTTGGCCGATTCCGTTGGCGACCTCTACTTTCCTCGGGGAACCGCTTCCGACGATCAGCGGCCCTGCATTTCGGTGAGCAGAACTTTGCGCGCGTTCCTGTCGAGGAGAAAGACTTGCCGCAGTGCGGGCACTTGCAAACATGCGGCTCTTTCTTTCGCCACTCTTCGCGCCTTCGCGATGCCTGTTTTTCCCTTGTTCCAAAGGAACGGTGCGCCTGATGTTTGCGCAGATGCTCGCTCCTGGTAAGCGCCTCGAGATTCGAGGGATCGTTGTTCGTTTTGCAGAAGTCGATGTGATGAACGTCATAGCCGCGCGGGATCGGCCCATGGACGGAGCGGTACACTGCCCGGTGAAGTTGCTCGCCACGCCTGTTGCAGAAATATCCCCCGTTGAGCCACCAGCGACGTCCGCCCCATACGATGCTCTGCTTTGATCCCATTGTTTTATCGTATCGCCAGAGCGCACCGACGACAAGGGAATAAAACCCTTACCTTCAATAAAAACTGGGTGGTTACCAGTGCCTACTAAACGCCTTCCATTCAGGAGAGAAAGTTCCAAGACCTCAGCCTCGGGGGCGCTCATCCACGCATCCGTCACGCGTCGCAGGCCGACGCGTGTCCACACCAGATCACCAGCTTCAACGCGGTCGATGCGCTGCTGCCCGTTCTCGGTTTCCACTAGCGATTCACCAACTACGCATGCCGGCTCGTCGCACCAAAGCTTTTCACTTTGTTTCCCGCGGAGACGGTTGGGCTCCTCGGCCGAGAACAGCAGCGAGCGCGCACCGTTGGGCCACTCCAGGCGACGCTTCGACACGCGATACACCGGGCGCTCGTCGTTCGGGCAAACGGCCAGGATGCCCGATTCGCCTTCGACCATCACGTCGCGCAAGTCGTCGACGGTGGGCGCGATGAAGTTGACGCGGTTGAATCCCTGCTTGATCCACTGCCGGCACATCTCGGCTCCGACGCGCGTCTTGCCGTAGCCGCGGCCGGCGAGAATCAGCCAGGTGGCCCAATCCCAGATTGGCGGCGTTTGATTGGGCCGGGCCCAGCTCGACCAGTCGTAAACGAGCGCGTGGAGCTCAGCGTCGGTGAGCGTCGACAGCTGCTCACTGAACCGTGGGCTTGACCTCAGCTGTTCCAGAACCGAGCAGTTTTCCAATGAGCTCCTCGCGGTCGACCGGCGCGAACAAAGGCTCGCCGCCCTTGCCGGTCAGTTCCTGCTTATCGCTTTGTCCGAGCAGGTTTTTACCGAGCCAGATTAGCATCGTCACGTTGCCGGCGACGGCGAGCTCAAATTGCTTGCGGCGAAGACTGCTTTTGGCGTTCTCAAGGCCGTCGAAGTACGCCTCAGCATAGCGGCGCTGAATGGTGTCGGGCGAGCAGCCGAGGATGACAGCGCACTCGGCTTGGGTCAGACCGAACGAGGCCAGTTTCGTCAGTTCTGCTTCGTCGATTTCGACTTTGTGCGCGGGCATGTGGCTATTCTATGGGAACTTCAGCCAGCCGTTTCATGTCCTCAAGAGCAACGGCGTTGGAATCGTAGAACCGCACTGGGTTGATCTTGAAGCCGGGCGCGCTGGCATCGTAAATCTTCATCGCTGCCAGTTCCCAATTGAAGAATTCCTCCAGACGGCGCCCTTCTTCGCCTGCCAGCGCAATCACCCATCCAGCACGGCAGTGTGTATTAGCGCAAGTGTGGACGTTTTCCATGGCCAGCGAACCAGGACGCGATGCGGCGGCATATACGGCCTTGTGGATGTCGGGAATGATCGGAACCGTCGGCGGTCCAAACTCGCCCTTTTTAACACTCTCGATGGGACTGGCGTTCTCTAAGCCCGAGCAGCGCGAACAGTCCGAACAGTCCGAACAGCCCGAACAGTCCGAACAGTCCCAGCAGCGCGAACAGCCCGAACAGTCCGAACAGCCCGAACAGTCCCAGCAGTTCAAGCAGCCTTGGCAGTTTTTGAGGCTGTCGAGCGCGGTCTGCGCTGCTGAGCGCGTGCCGAAGTATTCCACCGAGCAGCGATTACGGTCGGCGTCTTCAATCCAGGTCATGATCCGGCTCCTTTTTTAGCTCTGCCGCAGATTGGTTTCACAACGGCAGGTGAATTTGGCGCATTAGCGATGCGCGTAAGTCGTTTAGATTTGCGGGGGGATGATGCTCGGTAGGCGTTGCGTCCTCGCCCCTTCACTCGCGAGCGGCTCGGTGCGCCTAGCATACGCCCACCTGTCAAGGCGAAATTGTGGATTTCGCGATTGGCCTTCTCATCGGGATTCCATGGTCGCCGTCGCAGTAAATCTGGAATCGAGAGACGATCATGCGGCTTGCTCCGATTCTTCGAGGCCTTTCGCAAGGGCGCGAATGGCTTTCCGGATGACGGCCACGTTCGTGAGCGGCCCGTCGATTGGCTCCAGCTTCGCCTTGATCTTCTGGAGCAGGGCGACTTCGTCAAGGGAGAGATTGAAGGTGATGCGGCTCAGTTGCATGACACTAAAGTAGCATAGAATCCATTAGTGCAATTACATTTTTTACTTGCGTTCGCACATACTATGCACCATAATCATTACAGATCAAACGGCCTGACACGCCGGAAAGGGAGCAAAATGACAACTCTGACAACGCTTGAGATCGTAGCTGGAATTGACGCTGCGGTCGCCATCCTTGCCCAAAAACGCGCCGAAACGGTTCGCGGGAACGTGGTTGTTTACCTGAAGGTTGCACACGCCGAAGCGCATCTCGCGAAAGAGGTCGAGCAGTTGCTTGCGCCTGAGCCTGAACCGGAGGTGCTCTAATGTACGAGCGCGACCCGAATCATGATCGAGCCCTTCAGGCCTACCTCGAACTGAATGAGAGCCGCGCACGCGCTCAGGCTGCTGCGGACCGGCTTTACGACCGCGGTTTCTACGGCCTGCAGCGCGCACTGGCCACAGTCAGCCCCAACTTCAAGCCCTGCGGTGACGCGCAGGGCAAACCTCTGGCCAGTCCCTCCCTTGGACAGCCTGAGCCCGCTGGCGTCACCAGTCGGTCCGGTGGGCAAGCCGGATCCGCCAAGGGGCAGCAATGAGCACCGCGATCCTCACGCTGCCCCGTCGGCGCTTCTCAGACTCCGATCTGCTCCTGATCTTGATTTGGGGCGCAATGCTCACCCTGAGCGTGGCCATGCCCAACCTGCACGGCCTGCTGCCGATCCTCGGCGCGGGCGGCGTCCTGATCCTGCGCAGCGCGATTGGCGAGCCGGATTCGAGCGGGTTGGTGCTCGCTGTCCTGATGCCGGTGTTCGGCGTGGCTTCCGGGTTCGCGTTCAACGCGGTGACCAAACTTACGCCCTTAACGTATGACGTTCAACTGGCTCGGCTAGACATGGGAGTCGCGCCGTGGGTCCGGTCGTTCGCCCTCTCCCAGGGCTGGATCATGGCGCTTCTGGTGACAGCGTATAAGGCGCTGCCCGAGACCATCCTGATCGCCGTTGCCTTCACCGCGGCCAGGACGCGACGCAAGCTGATCGGCGCGATGTACCTGGGAAGCTTCCTCTGCCTGGTTTGGTACCTGATCCTGCCGGCGGTCGGACCAGCGCACGTGGGCGACCCGAGCGCGCCGCGCAACTGTATGCCGTCGATGCACCTGACCTGGGCGCTGCTGATGTACACGAACTCGCGCGGCTGGATGCGCTGGCCGACGGGAGCGTTTGTGGGATTGACAGCACTGGCCACGCTGGCCACGGGCGAGCATTACCTGCCCGACCTGATCGCGGCGTTGCCGTGGGCCTGGACGCTGAACCGGCTGGCTGCGAGGTTCGCATGAATCACGAAGATCTGGATCGCTTCGGCGAGGAATTACAGGTGCGCTGGGAAATCGAGGAGGCAGAGCGCAAGCGATTCGCGCAAGCTGCAGGCCGGCTGCACCCGGTGTGGAGTTGGGCAGTGATCGGGATGCTGGTGGCCACCGCCATCGTCTACTTTTTGAAGTCGAAAGGACTCTTATGATCGACAATCTCGAAATCGCGGTGCGCGTGGTTTGCGGGCTCGCGCGGTGGATTTGGGACGGTGCCCGATGACTGACCAGACGATCACAAACCCGGCCCCGACTGACTCTGAGCCTTCGGCAGCGCTGCTTTGGGCCAAGGCCCGCGTCGCCGGCATGGAGATCGCAGCCGCCCAGGGCGACATGCTGGTGTACCTGCTGGCCGATGCGTACATCGAGGGCGCGCTCGTCGTCGCCAAACAACTGAGGCAGCCCCATGACTGACACCTCGATCGAGACCACGAAACCAGCGGCCTTGCAGCCGATGGGCCCGATGGAGATGATTCAGACGGCCTTTCGCAAGGCAATCGAGGACGGCGGCGCTGCTGCCCTGGCCGTTGCCAAAGAAATCCTCGAGCAGATGGAGAAACAGCGCGATTACGAGAGCAGGGAGCGGTTCAACGCGTCGCTGCTGCGCATCCAGCGTTCGATCAAACCCATCCTCAAGAGCGGCCAGGGCGAGAAGCCAGGGCAGCGATACGCGCTGATCGAAGACATCGACGCCGCGCTCAATCCGCTACTTGAGAAAGAGGCCATGACCCTCAGCTTCGAGCCAAGCATCAGCGAGAAACCGAACTTCATCGTAGTCACGGCTGTGCTGGCCCAGGGAGCCTACGAGCGCCGCTATCCGCTGGAGATGCCAGCCGACGGATCGGGGCCAAAGGGCGGCCAGGTCATGACGCGCACGCACGCCACTGGAAGCGCGATGACCTATGCCAAGCGATACCTCAAAAATTTCATCTTCGACCTGCAGTTCAAGCAGCGAGACGATGACGGCAACAAGGCCGGCGGCAAGCAGGTCGGCTCGCTCGATGAGAGGGAATTCATCAGGCACCGGGACAACATCGATAACGCCAAGGACCAGGCGGAATTGAAAACTCTCTATTTCGCCGCAACCGATGCCGCCACCGAGGTCGGCGACGTGGCCTCGGGCAACGCCTTTCTGACCGCCAAAAACAAGCGCTTCAAGGAGCTGAGCAAATGAGAATCGGAACAAACGCGTTTACACCTCCGCCCGTCGGCTCGCCTCCACAGCCTGACAACAATCCACCACCGCCGTCGACATCGACCGCGCTGGCGCTCAGCATCGATTCGCTGGCCATCGTGGCGGCGGAGTTCTTCAAGCCGAGCGGCTCTGATGCGATCCTGGCCACGCTCGAAGCCGAAGTGCGAAAGCAAGCGGCGGAGCTCGACATTTCGACGGATGCTGGACGAAAGGCGATCGCATCGCTTGCATACAAGGTGGCAAAGACGAAGACCGGGCTCGACAGTGCGCGCAAAGACCTGGTCGCCGATAAGAAAGCGGAGGTCAAGGCGATCGACGAAGAAGGGGCGCGAATCTTGGAGCGGATCGAGGCCCTCCAGGCGGAGGTTCGCCAGCCGCTGACCGATTGGGAGAATGGCAACAAAGTGCGCGTCGCCGGCCATGAGGGGACCATCGTCACGCTGCAGGCATACGTGGCCTGGGCGTCCGACAATTGGCAAACCGCGCCCATCGCGGATATCGAAGCCAACCTGAAAGAAGTTCGGGAGTTTGAGCGCGATTGGCAGGAATTCGTGAAGCGCGGAAAGCAGGCTCGCGACCTCGCCGAGATTGCCCTGGCCGAAGCGCTCGACCGCCGGAGGACGCGCGACGCCGAGCAAGAGGAGCTGAAGCGCCTGCGTGCCGAGAAAGCCCAGCGTGAGGAGCGGGAGCGCATCGAAGCGGCCGCCGAAGAGGCCCGCGCGGCCGAGCGCCGCAAAGCCGAAGCGCAGATGGAAGAGCAGCGCCAGGCGGCGGAGGCCGAGCGGATCCGCGTGGAGAATGAGCGCAACGAAGCCGCGGCCAGGGCTCAGCAAGCTGAAGCCGAGCGCATCCAGGCTGAAGAGCGGGCAGCCAGCGAGCTGCAGGAATCAGAGCGGCGCGCCCAGGCCGAACGTGAGCGCGCGGAGCGGCAAGCCAGGGAGACAGCCGAGCGCGTCGAGCGAGAGCGTGTGGAGGCCGCTGAGCGAGCCCAGAGGGACCAGGACGCCGCGGTCGCCGCAGAGCGCGGGCGTTTGGAAGCTGAACAGCGCGATCGCGATCGCCTGGCCGAAGAGGATGCTGAGCGGATCCGCGTCGAGACAGCGAAGCGGGAACGGAACAAAGCCCACCGGCGAAGCATCGAAGCGGCCGCGGTCCAAGGTCTGATTCTCTGCTGCGGAGACGAGGTGACGGCGCTGGCCGTCGTTGAAGCGATTTCGGCTGGCAAAATCCCCAACGTGAAAATCGAGTACTGACGATGAAGATCCTCGAAGCCGAGCAACTGAGCAGCGAATGGTTCCAGGCGCACTGCGGCATCGTCTCGGGTTCGCACATGGGCAACGTGCTCGACTTCTCGAAGCTGCGCACGCTGAAGAGCGGCGAGCAGCGCGGCGGCCTGCCGGGCAAAAAGCGCATCACGTACCAGCGAACCAAGCTGGCTGAGCTACTCACCGGCATCGCCATTCAGGAAAATTACGTGAGCCGCGAGATGCTCGACGGGATCGAGCGCGAACCAGCCGGGCGACAGGCCTACGAGCGCGAAGAGGACGTCATGGTGCAAGAGGTAGGGTTCTGCCTCAGCGAGCGCATTCTGCGCCTGGGAGTGAGTCCTGACGGATTGATCGACCATCCGAAAGATGGGCGCGGTGGCGTCGAGTTGAAATGTCCCAAGGCTGGCACGCACCTCGCGTGGATCCTCGCCGGCGAGATCCCCGAAGAGCACCTGCCGCAGGTTGACACCTGCATCGCCGTCGCAGAGGTTGAATGGTGGGACTTTTCGAGTTTCTGCCCGCTGATCGCGGAGAAAAAGCTGCAGCTCGCGACCTGGCGCCGATACCGTGACACAGCCGCGGTCACGCGGATAGAAGCCGAGACCAGCCTCTTCAATGAGCAGCTGGACGCGTTGGTTGATAGGCTCCGCGCGATTGTGGGCCCGTTCGATCTGCCGGCCGCTCAGGGCGTGAAGTTTGAGCGACCAGGCCCGGATCCAGATCTCAGCGAAGAGCAAGAGAGCGAGCTCGGCCTGAGCGACGAAGACATCCAGTGGGCTATGGACGGATTTCCATCGGAGGAAAATTGATGGGACAAGTGGTGCGCGATAGGGAGCGGTCAGAACGCGATGTCGTCCCGCCGTTGACTAGGCGTGAACTGCTGCTCGAGCTATTCTGCCCGGCAGGTTGGCACGCCTGGGAGCCGACCATGCCTGTCGAGCGGTTGCCTCCTGAGCTGATCCGGCAATTTTGCGAGTGGGTGCCATGAGCCAACACTATCCAACTTCGTGTGTCGAGGTCTCAGCCTGGTGTAACGTCTGCGCAAAGATGACACCGCACCGCGTGGCCGCGAAGCACCTGCAGTACTGCCTGACCTGCTACGACAAACCGAAGCCGCCCGCGCCGGATCCACGGCCGGCGCCGGCCGAACAGATCAAGCTGTTTTGAAGGGGAACTGATGAATCAGCCGCTCGCCGATTTGCCGCAATTTGAGGTCTACAGCCTGCCAGGTAACCAAGTTGTCGCGCTGCAGAAAGGCGTGCCGCCACCGCCCTTTCTGCGGGATCACATGGCGGACGCGATCTTAACGTGGAAGGGCCACGCAACCGATGTCTTCGCCGCGCTAGAGGCGGCGTTCTGACCCATGATTTCCCAATTTTCCACACCTTGCACGCTTGCCCCGTTCGCCAGGCGGAGTATGGTGGTGGAGTTCAGGCGAAGCTTGGACTTCTGGCACCTGGCGGGTCGCTCCCGACAGCATGAACGTGGAGGAGTCCTCTCGCTCCTCCCGTTCGCCTACGAGAGAGGGTACGTGTCGAAACTTCCTGCCATACAGTTTTATCCCGGCGATTGGCGCAAAGATCTCGGCGTCCAAAGCCTCTCCTACCAGGACCGCGGCATCTGGTTTGAGATGCTCCTGCTGATGCATGAGAGCGAGGTCAGGGGAAAGCTGCTGCTCGGCGGCAAACCAATGAGCGAGGATACGCTCGCCGGCATCCTCCACCTGCCAAAAAGCACCCTCAGTCAGACCGTCGAAACACTGATCGAAAGGGGCGTAACGGAGCGCGAAAAACGCACGGGCGCGCTCATCAATCGGCGCATGTTGCGGGACGAAATTTTACACGCGGAAAATCGGGCTCGGCTTCATAAATGGCGTAAGACTAAGAAAACACAGGAAAATGGAAACGTAGATGATACTGCCGATGAAACGCAAATGAAACGTCTCCCTTCATCTTCATCTTCATCTTCATCTTCAACTTCGGTTAGTAGAGTAAAGCAAAAGCCTTCCCGCGCAAAAACCGCGCGGGCCGCGAAAGCGCCAGCGCCCTCAGAAAAAAAGGCTACCAAAACCGCCGACGCCGACAAGCGCCATGCTGATTTCAAGGCCGCCACCCAACGCTACTGGGATTCGAAAAACCCAGGCGTTCAAATGCCCTGGGACGGGCGCGAAGGGAAGGCGCTGGGGATGTTCCTGCGGGCCGCTCCGGATATCACGCTTGAGCAATTTACGGGCTTTCTGCGCAGCCGGTTTAAGTCGGAAGTGAACCACGGTGAGCGGGCCTCGCAGTGGATCGCCTATGTCACAAGCTACGCAGCCGGCCCGATGGACAGGTTTGGAAAGACGATTGGAGAAAGCAATGGAGCGAGTCACGAAGGACGATCTGGAGGGCGTATTAGCCCGGCGAGAGAGCGAGTCGACGGAAACCGAAGGGCGCTTGCAGAGGCGCTTGCCGCGCGGGGAGTTGACGGCCCTTGGAATACTCCTCGAACAGACGGCGCGGAGGTACCCGAACCAAGACGTGAGAGACGCGCTGAGCGAATACCTGACTGACTTCGAACAGCTCGCGGTGAAACACTCTCTGGCAGCGGTCGAGGACGCGATTTGCAAATTGCGCGTCGATCCTGACTTCGATTTCTTCCCGACGCCCAACGAGGTCGCGCGGCAGATTCAGTCTGTGAAGTTGCGCAAACTGCCAAGCCACCTGTACGCGAGAGGCTAACCATGAGACGCCAGAGAACCCCCGACGAGCATCACCAGCCGGCAAAGAGCGATACGCCTTCCGAACCAAAACCGCGCACTTGGCTGGTCCGCTGGAGATGCCCAGACTGCGGCGTGACCGCCTGCGGCTGGATCGAGATTTTCGATTACACTCCGCGCATTTGTAAAGGCATCCCTCGCGGTGCGCCGATTCGAGATGAGCGCGGCAAGCCAGAGATATGCGGCGCGGTGATGAGCATCGTTCACGATGAGCGCAGTGGTGCAGCATGAGCGAAGAGCGCGTGACGAAGGTTTGCTGCGATTGCCTCATGGACCCTGCGACCAGCGTCCAGGGCCGCTGTGAGGGCTGCCAGAGAGACTGGAACATTCGCCTGGCGCGGAAGTTGGCCCGCACGCCGAAGCAGGGGAAGGCGGTGAGCGCGAAATGACTCAGCGCATCAAGGCGAGCATCAAGGGCGGTGCGCTCTTCAAGGCCGAGACGCGCGTCGACTTTTTGACGGTGACAGCCTCACGCTACGGCTCGATGCGGGATCGGCTCAAGCGCAAGAAGCTGCCGCCGCCGCCATTCACGCTTGAGCAGTTCCGCGCGGACGTGCTGGGCGTCATGGGCGGCAAGAAAGACGGCGCGGTTCAATGCCGCTACTGCCTCGGCTGGTTCACCATTGGGCAGCTCGCGGTGGATCATGCGACGCCTCTCAGCAGGGGTGGCAGTTTGGCGCTGGAGAACCTGGATTACCCATGCCAACCCTGCAATGATCGCAAGGGAAGCCTCACGCTGGATGAATACAAGGCGCTGCTGGCGTTCCTCGGCACACTGCACCCGACCGCGCGCCAGGACGTGCTCAAGCGCCTGGAGGGCCACAACAAGCTCGCCGCGGGCCTGCGCAGATCGATCGTGCTGGCGAAGGCGAGCGAGCGCAAGGTACCGGCGCTGAAGCAGCCGGCGCTCGATTACGAACTGAGGAAATTTTGAGCGCCTGGTACAACGAGATCGATCCTTACAAGGCCGAGGTCATCCGCCAGGCCATCGCAGATGGCGCCATCGCGCCGGGGGTAGTGGATGAGCGCAGCATCGCAGACATCGACGCAGCCGAGCTTGTGGGATTCACCCAGTGCCACTTCTTCGCCGGCGGCGGCTTTTGGTCTCTCGCCCTCAGAAACGCCGGGTGGCCTGACTCCCGGCCCTGCTGGACCGGAAGCTGCCCGTGCCCTTCCTTTAGCGCAGCGGGCAAAGGGGAAGGGTTTGCAGACCCTCGTCACCTCTGGGCTTTCTGGGATTCCCTCATCGGCAAGTGCAAACCTCCAGTCGTCTTTGGAGAACAAGTTAGCGCAGCGATTGGACACGGCTGGCTCGACCTTGTTTGTTCAGACATGGAAGCGAAAGGCTACGCCATTGCGGCGGCGGTACTGGGAGCACACAGCGTCGGGGCGCCGCACATCCGGCAGCGCCTTTACTTCGTGGCGCACACCCACTGCGCTCACGGAGAACTCGCAGCGTGGCAGAGGGCAGGATCCAGCGGTCCGCAAAGCTGGCGGGCACACGATCAACTTGCAAGACGAAGTCACGCTGGCGACCTGGGCGACGCCCAAGGCGGAGGACGGAGAGTCGGCAGGGATGAGGCACTCGCGTGGGACGGCGGACACGCTGACGGCGCAGACAAGCCTGGCGGGTTGGGCATCTCCGAAGACGCGCGACTTCAAGAGCGCCAGCGCGAGCCCGGAATTCCTGGCAGAGCAGATGGCACACCCGCGCGGGAAGGATCTGAGCGTGGAAGTGACCCTGGCGGGTTGGGCCACGCCGAATTGCCCGGCGCCGCACGACTCGGACGAAACGGCGGGGAGGGCGAGACCGAGAGAGGGCTACGGCCTGGATCTGCCGATTCAGGCGAACCTCGCCGGCTGGCCCAGCCCCTGCACCCCGAACGGAGGCCGCTCGATGTCAACGGAAGCGATGGATGCGACGGGAAAGACAGCCGACGGCAAGAAGCACACGGCGAGCTTGGAACATGCGGTGAAGTTCGCCGGCTGGCCGACGCCGATGGCCGGGACGCCAGCGCAGAAGGGCTACAACGAAGCGGGCAACACGGACAGCAGCCGGAAGACGGTGGACCTCGTATCGTTCCCTGCCCCGACGAGCCTGGACGCTGGCATGTCCTCGACGGATGGGATTGCTGCACAACCAGTGACGGAGTGCGTGACATTCTCGGCATGGCCCACTCCGAGTACGGAGGATTACAAGCGGGACGAGTGGTCGGAGATAGCACTCAGGGAAGCGGTGGACCTCAAGACGGCGGCGCCGGCGACGAGCCAGAGGCTCAGGAGTTTCGCCCAATTGTCCGGCCCAGTCCGCTTAACGGCTTCTGGCGAGATGCTGACTGGATCGGATGCCGCGATGGAAAGTTCCGGCCAGTTAAACCCGGAGCATTCCCTCTGGCTGCAGGCTATCCCGGCCGTGTGGGCCTCCTACGGCTTGCGGGCGACGCAATCAATGTCGCAACGGCGGTCGCGTTCGTCGAAGCCTACCTCGAAACGGAGCGTGGCTGAATGACGCTGGTCGAGCTCCTCGCCGAAGCCAACACCCACACCGGGCTCCCCATGCCGGACATCGCCGCCTTGATCCGGATCAACTGGCCAGGGCATTTTCAATACACCCCAACGCAGGCCGCGCTTCTGGTCGACCTGATCAACCGCAAAAAGGAGAACTCGCATGCAAACGATTAAAGTTCCAGCGGCCGGCCCGTGGAAAACACACATCCCATCGGACGGAAGCAATATCGGGGGAACGGACCCTCTCACGTACGCCTTCCAAGTCGTCCCCGGCAAAAAGCAATCAGTCACGATGACGCAGAGCGGCAACAGCGACAAAACTGGCAAAGGCTATCCGGCCTGGATGCTCTACCCGGCCGCGCCGATTGTCCTGCCGCCGATCACTCCAACGATGCAGTTCGAACTCGACTTCGACTTTTGGTGCGATGCGCTCACGCAGGCGGCGTCGAACGTGCGCGAAACCGATTCGATCTTCATCGTCAAGGGCACGGACGGCCAAACGATGCACTACAACGGCTCCGCGCAGATCGTGATCGGGACCGGCGAGCTTGAGGTCGGCCAGGGCACGGGCGGCTGGCAAAAGACAGGCGTCCTGCTGCCGCCGCTGCCACCGAACCAGAAGGCGAAGATCAAAATCGCCTACACGCTCGACACCGTGAAGCACACGATCTCGGTGACAAGCTACAGCGTCGGCGGAGTCGCGTACCAGGTGCCGACCGCAAACCAGGACGTGCCCGCGTCGCCGATCACCTGGAGCCCAGGCATCTTCCTTCAATTCCAGCAAGGCGGTCTGCCGGCCGGGAATCCATTCACATGGCGGCTGGCTGGGATTAAGTATCGCAGCTGCTGAGGAAACCACGTCGACACCCCCGGCGACGCGAGGTAAAGGCCTTTACTGGGGTCGCAATAGGCAATTTAAACCGCTCCGCCAACCGCCGAAAGGCAGAAAGACACCGAACATGGCAACCGTGACCGAATTCCAAGGCGCCCCACACCGGGTCACCATTGGCAGCATAACGAAACAGTCATCGAACGGCCGGATCACGTTCCCGCTCTCGATGGCCCTGACCGGCGAAACGCTCGGCGATCTGCCAGACTGGGTCAGCGAAGGCTATGAGGCCGTCTCTAAAACCTTCACAAGCCTAGATCCAGAGGTCCAAGAGGTCGCAGACATCCTGCTCGCGTTCTCGAATGGCAAGCCGAAGGGCCTGTTCAAAAATCCGGATGCGAAGGTGCCGAGCGCGACCCTGCGCGGCTTCACGATTACCCGTGTGGGCGATCCAGACGATCCGGAGGTCGAGCTACACTTCAAGGCGTTCTGCCCGTTCTCGCGCGACTTTTGGGCGTGGGCCGGCGAGATGTGCGGCGAAGAGGTTTACATGAACTTCCCCACAGCCCTGGCGACGGGCGCTGTGCCCGCGGTGGCTGAGTCGGGCACCCTTCCCCTGAGCGAAGGCGCCGGCGAGCAGGACAGCGGCGACGCGGCTGGCGACGGCGCAGGGAAGAAGAGCGGACCAAAGAAGCTGAAATCCGCCGAATGAGCTTGGGCGCCTCTTGCCCAGGAGAAAGCAGGTTTGACTTGCCTGAACAGGGCACCGTCGCTGGGACGCTGCGGTGCCCAAACCTGAAAGGAAAAGCCGAAATGAAGGGGAATTATGTACATGACTACCCCGAAAGGTACTAGGAGTTTAGGGAATTGATGAAGCCGTACTATAACCACGAAGGCATCACGATCTATCACGGCGACTGCCGGGATGTGCTCCCACAACTCGAGGTTGTGGATCTAATCCTCACCGATCCGCAGTATGGGATCTCGCAGGCTGGCGTCGTGAACGATAGAAGCGCGCAGGGCCATGGTACGCGAAACTTCGATTTCTTTGCTAACGACACCCCAGGAGAAGCCAACGCGCTCGCTATGGAGGCATGGCAAGCGATTCTTCCGCTGTGCTCCGAAGCCGCGAGCGCCTATTGGTGGGTCGGGCATTACACGTTCGGGAAGTTGGTGGATGCCTATGAAGAGAATGGCTGGAAAACGCGCTTCCTGGTATGGTCTAAACTCTGCCCGGCCCCTACACTCCCAGGGTCCGGCTGGCCTTCGGCGGCAGAACTCTGTGTTTACGCCTTTAGGCCGGGGCGAACATGGAACCATGACGGCACCAATTGCCCGCGCTCCAACGTGTTCATTGCCGACTCCTATAGGCACGGTATCCCAGGCAAAAACGGGCACCCCACGCAGAAGCCATTTGCGGTGGTCAATCCGCTGATCCTCGCGTCGTGCCCAACTCGAGGGACGGTACTTGACCCGTTCATGGGCTCTGGTACTACGCTAGAATCCGCCAAAAAACTGGGGCGCAACGCAATCGGCATCGAAATTGAGGAAAAGTACTGTGAGATAGCGGCCAAGAGATTGAGCCAGGAGGTATTGTGTTTTGAATGAGTTACAACGAAAAGGTAGTCAAGTATATAAGTCCCAAATGAAGATCACCATCGAAAGCACAAGCCAGATCGTCGACCTCGTCGTCAACGGCAATACGGTCCCAGCGCGCGTCTGGGAAGGCGAGACGAGCTCAGGCATTCGAGTCCAGTGTCTCGTGACGCGCATCGCCGCCAGCAAGACTGACAACCTCGAGCAGTTCGACCGCGAACTGAAAGAGCAGCGCCCGCCATCGAGCGACCTGAACATCTTCCCGCTGAGGATGATCCTATGAGCCCGTTCGCTGGCATGAAGCCGAGGTTCGGATGACCGTCAAGCGCCCGGTCCTGCGCTACCACGGCGGCAAGTGGAGACTCGCTCCTTGGCTCATCAAACAGATGCCAGAGCACCTGACCTACGTCGAGCCATTCGGTGGAGCTGCCTCGGTCCTCATGCGCAAAGAGCGGTCGAAGGGCGAAGTGTATAACGATCTCGATGGGAACATAGTGAATCTGTTTAGGATTTTGCGCGAGCCGGAATCGGCCGCCGAGTTGGAGAGGCTCCTGCGCCTTACGCCTTTCAGCAGAGAGGAATTCCGAGCTAGCTATGAACCACCCGTGAGCGACATCGATGCCGCGTGGAAAGCGATCGTCAGATCTTTTATGGGATTCTCGACAGACGCTGTGACCCGAGGAGTGAAGTGCGGATTTAGATCGCGCCGAACCAAGGGAATCTTGCCTTCGTTAGAGTGGTCGACATTCGCGGACGCATTGCCTAGCTTCACTCAGCGCCTCCAGGGAGTCGTGATCGAATGCCGCAATGCCTTCCAGATCATCGCCCATTACGATTCTGAAGATACCTTCTTTCTTGTTGATCCCCCCTACGTCGAGAGCACTCGCGGATCTGGCATGGGAAGCGGCAAACATGGGTATCAGCACGAGCTCAGCGACAATGACCATCGGATGCTCGGTCTCCTCTTGAGGGGGATCAAAGGCAAGGTGATGATCTGCGGATACTGGTCGAGGCTCTATGAAGAGCTTTATAGGGACTGGCGATACGCCGATGCGAAGTGCTACGCGAACGGAGCTCACGAACGCCATGAGCGCATCTGGATGAATTACCCAGCCTGATTGAAGAGAGCGACCTCGGCTGCCCGCCGCGCCCGCAGGTCCTTGTCGATCGTCTCGACGCCGTCCTTCATCGCGTAACACCATTTAGGCATGTTCGCAGGCACCTGGTCCCAGCCGTGCGCGATCATCGTCGCGAAGTTGCGCGGGCCCTCGTTGTAGCAGAAATCGGCGCATGCGTCGTACTGATTCTGGGTCGCCGTCGCCGGCAGCAAGCGATTGAGCGTGGGTTCGAAACGGCTGGCGAGATCCTGCTCTAAGAGTTGCTCAGCCTCGGCACGCGTGACGCCTTCGGCGAAGGACTCGCCGGGCTGTAGATCGTGCCCGAAGCCGATGCAGGGCTTCCCCTCATCCAGATAGACCGCAGCAGAAAACCCCTCGTTTGATTCGATGAGGGCAACGCCGTTGGGTGAGGTCTGCATTTAGAAGCCAGCGGTCCAGATCAAGGCCTCGCCGCCGTTGACGCGGATCGAAGCCTCGTCGCGAGTGATGTGATAGTGCTCAGCGACGATGGTCACTGCCTGCTCCTGGTCGCTGTATGGCAGATCGCGGAGCCGGATGACCTTCGCCGTCTTGGCCGCCGTCGCGAGCGTGTTGCCCTTGATCGACAGGATGAGCGCGAATATCGAATTGATCACAGTGGCCACCGCGTTAAGAGCCGCGGTGACGGCCTGCTGGCTCTTCGGGTTCACGATCTTCGCGGCCTGCAGCAAGGCGGAGTTGACCTGCTGCTGAAGAGTCGTGACGCCGGTCTGCAAGGCCTGCAGCGTGGTCTGCCCAGGGTTCGCGAGATAGGCCTTCGCCTCTGCGACGGCCAGGTTCGTGGCGGCGTCGAAACCGACCAGTGCGGCCTTGATGATTACAGCATCCTCGGGCACAAGTAGCTCGACGGTTGCGGCGACGGTCGCGGCGGTCGACTGAAGCGATGGCGTCCAATCGACGACCTGCTGCGCGATAGAAGATGGGGAACACCCTTCCAACAAGAGACCTGTGGGCGTTGCAAGAATTGCTGCGGAGCCGAGAACGAAGCGGCGGCGGTTCATTAGGAACTCCCTTACTTGGCGTCCTTCTTCAGAACGTCCACGTACAGTTTGGCCAGCCCCACGGCGACGGTCGCCCAGAAGATTTCCTTCTGAGTGATTCCGTTCTGCTGCAGCGCGGCGGTGGGGATGGCGGCGAAATAGCCACCGGTGATCGTGACGAGGGTCAGCAGTCCAGACACGGTTGTCTTCCAGTTGGCTGCGAAATAGGTCAAGGCCCGGTTCATTTCGCTGTCAGAGTATCACGATGCTGCGATCTCAGATGTGGTGAACGGCCCTGACGATCTCAAGCACCACCTGGATGAGCGTCACCAGGCTGAGCAGTATCCCGACGCCTTGCAAGAGCTTGACGGCTCCGCGGCGTTCTGCCCGGTCTTCTCTGAATTGTCGAATCATGCCATTCTCTCCGTCCAAGTCATCGCTCCAATTTTCCGCCTTTCGCTGCAGCTTCCACAGTTCCTTTTCGACCGTCTCGTCGCCTGCTCTGTATGCCACGTGGCCACCTTCTTTGGGTTCGAAGCCAATCTCTAAAATGCGGTGCAGGCAAAATCGATCACATCCGTCGCGCCTGCCGTCTGATTTCCTGCCACGTCTAAGCATGTCATAAAGGCGAAATTAGTGGTTGAGGCAGCTACCGTCCCGCCGCTGCCAGGCCCCGCGAACACCGCATTCTGCGCCGCGGTGCCCAGCGAGAAGCTCAGCGCCGGCGTGGTGGTTGGGGTGGCCACGGAGGTGGTGAAAAGCGGCGAAAGCCCCC